CGTTCCGACAGTCTACGCGAGATCGAGCAGCATCCCGCGCTCGACCTGCTGGATCACGGTAACGACAAGTTCCCCGGCGTCGTGTGTGTGCAGGTGTTGCAGCAGCACCTCGATCTCGTAGGAGAGAGTGGCATGTTGGTGGAGCGCAACGGGCTCATGACGGGCTCAGCACTCTATCCGATCCCGCCGACGTGGGTCACCGAGCTCCCGCGGAACGAAGGGAACTTCTACCTGATCGTGGCACCCGGTGGCGTGATGCACGTGCCGAAGCAGGATCTCATCTGGTTGTATCATCCCAACCCGGCCGATCCTTACGACCGCGGGACGGGCATCGGACATGCGCTCGGCGACGAGCTCGAGACCGATGAGTATGCGGCCAAGCATCTCAAGGCGTGGTTCCGCAATCGGGCACGGCCGGACATCCTCATCCACGGCGAAACGCTCAGCGCGGACAACGTCAAGCGGTTGTCCGAAGACTGGATGACGAAGCTGGCCGGACAGCAAGGGTTCAACAAACCCTACTTCATCAACCGCAAGATCAACGTCGAGGTGCTGTCGCAGAACTTCAAGGACATGGAGCTCAGCACGCTGCGCAAGGACGAGCGTGACATTTTCATTCACGTCTACGGCATGCCTCCGGAGATCTTCGGCATCATCGAGAACAGCAACCGCGCGACCATCGACGCGGCCGACTACCTGATGGGCCGCTACATCACCGTTCCACGGTTGGAGTTCATCCGGGTCTTCCTCCAGAAGTATCTCATCGAACTGTTCGACGACCGGCTCATCCTGGACTACGTGAGCCCGGTGCAGGAGGATCGCGAATACGAACTCAAGGTGATGCAGGCGAAGCCCGCAGCGTTCGTGGTGGACGAGTGGCGTGAGCAAGCAGGCAAGCCACCGGAGAAGGATGAGGCTGTTGGCCAGGGACGCTTCGTGCCGTTCAACGAAAGCTTCGTCACCACGCTGGAGGAAGACGAGGAACCGGAGCCTGAGCCGGAGCCTCCGGTCATACCCCCAGTAGGAGCACCGCCGGTTCCCGTGCCAGTGCCCGTAGCAGAAGAGTAACCATGCCGCTGACCGCAGCCAAGATTCCGGGGATCATCGCCAAGATCAAGCCGGGGGTGTTCAAAGGTGCGGCCAAGACGGTGCGCTCGACCGTGGTGTCGTTCGGCGATCGAGCCGCGCAGGAGGTGATCAGCGATGCCACATTCAATGTCAACAACCCGAAGGTCCGAGAGTTCCTGCGCAAGTTCGGAGCCGAGCGCATCCGTGATGTTGACCGCACAACGCGCGATCGGATTCGAACCGTTCTGGTCAATGGAGTCGATTCCGGTGCCACGATCACGGACATCGCGGAACAGATCGAGCATGTCTTCGACGTGGCAGAGGGATCGCGGTCCGTCACCATCGCTCGGACCGAGGTAGCGCGCGCGAGCAACTTCGGAACACTCGAAGGTTACCGGCAGGTGGACGTGGCCGAAAAGGAATGGTTGGCGACGCAGGACTCGGTCACACGTGATACCCATCTCGATGCCGATGGACAGGTAGTTGGCATCGATGAGGAATTCGAAGTCGGGGATGCGACCTGTCAATTCCCCGGTGACACCGGAGACCCGGAGGAGGACATCAACTGTCGATGCGGAGTGCTTCCCGTCGTGAACGATAAGCGGCTGCGTGGGAGCCGGTTCCTGCTGTGGAAGACATTTGACAAACGGCGAGCGCCCCACGAGCGTGCCATCCGTAAGGAGTTCAAGAAGGGATTCCGAAAACAGCGGGATGCGGTTTTGACCGCGCTCGCGGAGGCAGCGTAGCATGAGTGACACACAACGACGTTACCTGAGCAAGAACGGACTGCGCGAGTTGATGCGCAGCGTGGCCGATCCGAAGTTGATCGACACGAAGAACCTCTGCGTCCTCGTGCCGATGCCTGCACAGGTCAAGGCCGTGGGCTCGGAGAATTCGCGTCTCATCGAGTTCATCGTGAGCACCGGCCGCGTGGACCGCGAGAACGACACCATCGAACCGTCCGGCTGGGACCTGACGGACTACAAGAGCAACCCCGTGGTGCTCTGGGTGCATGACCACTGGTCACCACCGATCGGCAACGCGCGTTCGACCTACCTCGATGGCGATGCGCTGAAGAGCATGTGCGAGTTCACACCTGAGGATCTGAATCCGTTCGGCTATCAGATCTACAAGCTGTATGCAGGCGGGTTCATGCATGCCTGCTCAGCCGGGTTCCAGCCGATCGAATACGCCTACGACGAGATGCGGAAGTATGGGATCAACTTCAAGAAGCAGTCCCTGCTGGAATACTCCTGCGTCCCGGTTCCCGCCAACCCAGATGCACTCGCGATCGCGCGCAGCAAAGGCCTGAAGACGGATCTGCTGAAGGCATGGGCCGAGCGCGCACTCGATGAGCATCCGACGACTGACGACGCACGGCGCCAGTTGGAGGTGCTTCGCAATCTGTCCACGCCCGACGGCCGTGCTCTCATTATCGAAATCGGAGGCATGAAGATGAGCGGACCCGCGACAGACCCGCCCGCTCCTCCGCCGACCCCCGAGAAGACCGCTCCCCCCACCGAGTCGGTCATCACCAAGGTCGAGCGGTGGACGTGTGCGGAGAAACACGAGCACACAACCGAGCAGGAAGCGAAGGACTGCGGCAACATCGCCGCCATCATCGCGTCCTCGGTCACGTCAGTCAAGGCACTCACCATGCTGCTCGTAGGCGAGCAGGCGAAGGCGGTAGAGAAGGCCGGACGTGTGCTCTCAGCTGCGAACGAGGAACGTCTTCGTTCTGCACTCAGCGACATGACAACGTGCACGACGCGCATCACCGAAGTGCTTTCGCAGCTGCCTGCGGAAGACGAGGACGACGAAGAGGAGGACGACGACAAGGACGCGACCGGCGTGCTCATGGTCACACAAGCAGCGCCGGAGGACAGGCAGGACAAGGACGACGACGGGGAAGGCGTGCTCATCACGTTCCCGGATGGCGTCGATCCTGCGGCCGTCATGACAGCGGCCGTGAAGGAAGCCGTGACAGCGGAGATCAACCGGCTGACCGGCCGGGTTGACTGACGGCCAGTTCGTTCGGCAGAGACACAACAACGACCGACAACCTTTTTGACAGGAGAAAAAGAGACCATGAGTGACAAGAACAAGGCGTGGACGCCGGAACAGCTGGCGAACCACATCAAGGAGATCTGCGGTCCGATCGTGGCGGCCGCACTCGAACCGCTGAACAAGCGGGTCACCGACTACGGCAACTGGATCGACGGCGCGAAGGGAGCGGGAGGCATCCCGCATGCCGTCGGCCGGTCCGCCATGACACCCGAAGCGCTGGCCAAGAACAAAGGGCTCGTCTTCGGCGGGATCCTCGCGTCCCTCGCGGCCAGCAAGTGCGATCTCGAGAAGGCCGTGAAGCACGCGAAGGAGATCCAGACGAAGGCGCGCAGCGACGAGGACAAGGCCATGAACGGTGAGGTGGTCAAGGCACTCGAAGCCTCCACCGGAGCCGCGGGCGGGTTCCTCATCGCGCCCGAGCAGAGCGAGGACTTCATCGACCTGCTGACCCCGCGCGCGATCGTTCGGTCGTTCGGCACGCCGACGGTCAACATGGACACCGGGACGATGCAGATCAGCAAGCTGAATGCTGCGTCCACCGCCTACTACATCGGGGAGAACCGGGACGCCACGGCCAGCCAGCAGGACTTCGGCATGAAGCGGTTGACCGCGCGCAAGCTGGCGGTGCTCGTGCCGATCTCCAACGACCTGATCCGCCGGGGTGGCAGCAAGGTCAACACCATCGTCCGCAACGACGCCTTGCGTTCGGCGTCGCTGAAGGAAGACGTCACGTTTATCCGGTCGCAGGGCACGGAGTTCACGCCGAAGGGACTCCGCTACCTCGCAGCCGCGGCCAACGTGCTGGCGGCGACGGGTGGCGCGCCCACGCTCGCGGGCGTGACATTCGATCTCGGACGGCTCGTCCTCGCGCTGGAGGAAGCGAACGTCGTGTTCGCGAACCCCGGCTGGATGATGGCACCGCGCACCAAGCAGTATCTCATGACGGTGCGCGACGGGCTCGGCAACTACGCGTTCCGCGCGGAGATGCTGACCGGCCGTCTGTGGGGCTACCCCTACAAGACGACCACACAGATCCCGAAGAACCTCGGAGCCGGAACCGAGTCCGAGATC